CTGGTTGAAGAACACACGGGGGATGATAATGTGTCTATGGAATCGTTTGCACAGCCTGAACATTCTTACACATTCCCATGGGTGGGTGGAGAGGGTAAAGTATCGCCACTTTTCTTATTATGCCACATCTCAATAACCCCACCCACAATTACCTTAGCCCACGCCAAACGATCAAATTGGTGCTTGTGGTTCCTTTCGCGTAGAATATAGTCCCGTCATCGTCGGGCTTGATAAGCATACTCGGGGCCATTGAAAGAGTGTCTGTAGGAACAGGCACAGCTCCGGTGCCTGCAGCATTATCCGCTATGTACCAATCCGTATAATCTTCCGTGTAAAATGCGTATACCCTAGGTATCCCCGGGGCGTCATCTGGAGACTGTACCGCAACAAACGTGGCTGCAGCCGTAATCGGTATCGTTAATTGTCTCGTTATCATATTTCTCTCCTCTCTTATATAGCGAACTTATTGCATAGTTTCTAAATTTGGAACGGGCTGTATAGGAAATTGCCGCCGCCTCTCCGGTTAAGTGGTATCCTGCCACCAGTCCCGTAATGTGTTACATTCCCAATTGACACGCTGACACCATACGGTTTTACAGTATAACTTGGGTTTTCTGGGGCAATCGTGATACCAGATAAGTCAAGTGTGCCAATCTCACCGCTTACGTGCAGAACATTTCCCGGCTGTATACTGACGAGATGCACCGAATCAGCTGCGGCAGGATCAGTGATGGTTCCGTACCCTTCTTCTGCTGTAGCATCAGCAGATATATAGATATGGCCTTTTGTCGGGGCCAACAACTCGTAGGCGTATGTTGCCATCAACAAATGACCAGCGTCGTTGGGGTGGATATTTGTTGAGATATCCTCGTAATAGTCAGTTGCCCAAGTCTCGTTCAGCTCCATTTTTGATAATAAATCACCCCATGATATAGAGTTTGCATTACAGTAAGTTTGCATTGATGAATTTATTGCTTTGGGATTTGTATTCGCCCCTGTGCCCAAGGGAAGCACTCCTAACCATATTGGTGTTGACCCGTAAGCTATTATTTTTTCAATAATTTGTTGGACACCACTCGCTATATTAGCATTTGTAACCCCAGTGGCCCCTATGGAATTTATCCCGATTGCCACATACACGTACTTTGGCTTTGTAGCGGCCTGCGTAAAAAGATAATCCACAAAAAATCTACCACCAGATACATCAAGCCCTGGAAGGGCCGAAACATCCTCATCCACGGTTGTTAGGCCAGTCAATGCAGCATATTCTGCAAAAAGTTCATTTCCTGTCGTTGCATCCCGTCCGTGCATAATCGAATCACCAAAAAACGCAACTGTATTTTCATCGAGCACAGGGGTTTTCCCCTCATCAACAGGCCATGTCCAACCAGCAATTGCGGAACCATCGGGTTCGACGAAACGATTCGAGATAGGGATTGGTAACAGTTTATGCGTTGCGGAGTATATTAGTGTGTTCCAATCAGTTTGTGGTGTGCCTGTATGCCAAAAAATATTGTTTACTATACCGCTAAAATCAGTAGTTCCGTCATAAATTTCCAACGCTGTAGCGTCCGCGAGTTTTACGATATATTCTTCCGTTTCCTCATTTTGCTTGACCAACAGCGAATTATCTATAGCATATGTGTACCCAGTTCCTGATAGGTTAAAAAGTGACAGGTCACAATTATATGCGCTCAAATGACTTATATCGAAAGCCATGCCATTAACTGACAAGATAGCATTTTCTGCACAGTCATGTATTTTCGCTGTACTGGTGATATTAATATCAACAATATGGTCAACATCATCATTTTTTATGCCGCCCTTGCAGTTATGAATATTTGTATCACCCCCTAACGTTACGGTTTTTTCACCACCACCAGTTAGACACCGAATGCCATATGTATTATTGGCATCAGCCATATCAATTTCCAGATTTCCAAATTCTACGTCCACGGTGGCATATAAGGCTATTGCTGATATTGTGATTACGTTGTTTGGATTTGTTATTTTTAGATCGCCGAATGACATTGTAGACGTAGGGGATATGAGATACGCTACTGTATCAGCAGGGATCGCAAGCGTGATGGTAACATCATTAACCCCAACCACCATGAGCTGTCCAGATCCAGCACCCACTGCCGGAATTATTCTATTGTTGGTGCCGGTTTTCCAGTAATCACAAGTGGGTACTCCAGCTACATGCTCAACATATAAAGTATCATCTGTTGTTAGGCCCCCATCCTCAAGAGCGTATTCAAGGCTCAACCACGCTAGAGCACCTGATCCTGTCCCATGGCTCCCGTCATCTGTACCTAATCCACCCACCCAATAATCCGTCATATTTCATGTCTCCAAAAGGAACCTTAGTCCATCGTTAAGTTGATTTTTAACCGGCCACATCTTAACTCGTACTGAACAGATCCAAAATATCACCAAAATACCCATAGGCCATGGATGCAATCAAAATCAAAGTCCCACATATAACAATGGTCATCTTAACTGCAGGTTTCATGTTCTGCCATACTATTAATGGATTCATATCACCACCTTGGCCCGAATTTGTTAACGGCCTCATACATTATTTTCGCCTTAATCTTTGAAACACCATCAGCAATCATCATCTCATAAAAGCAATCGTGTGTTTCTTGTGCTGGCCTTGACTTTCTCTGGCAATATACATCATGTATAACGCTTGCCCGACGATAAAAGCCAATATACGGGCTCCCTATTTCTTCCCACAAAAACTCTGGTATACTGGCCCCGTTGATTATATCGTATTGATATGCTGTCCAAACTTTTTCTTTGGCATCAATGAAAGATACCGATTGCAATAGCATCATGTCCCGTTCATGCTCTGTGAGCCACCTAACATCCACAGGCCCGGAAAACTGTTCTCTATTCACTTAACAGACCCCCCGTTTTTTGATATTTCGAGTTTTATTCTTTCTATCTCTAACTTGGCAATATCACAGTCATATGTTGATTTTCTAACCGTAACAATGCAAACTATCACAGACAAACAGATACCAATCAAACAAGCTACTTTGCTAATCCCCTCTGGTATCATTTCCACAATCCCGGCGAACCCTGTCGCTCCTGTTACTACTCCTACACCTCCACTGATCAATTTGTCTTTCATAGTATGCCCGCCTTACCTTCGCCCAGGCGATGACAAGGAACAAGACAAATCCGGATATTCCAGCGATGAACTCCAATCAATCGTCCCCCTTGTCGCAACTATGTAAGCAGCGGCAGCATAAAAAACAGAAAATGAAATTACATATAAAGTAGGTGGCTTGTATCTAAACCACATGACAAAACCTAAGAAATTTATTAATATGGAGCAGAACAAAGCTATTGATAATGGATAGGACATGGAGGATTGTATTTTTAGAATAATGATCATTGACACCAGGCTTACAACTCCACTAATGTGAAAATAAATAGCCCCAGGGATGTAATCCCCGACGAGATAGACTGCCATAAATGGGACAGAGAATAGATACCCTGCCACCCTATCACATTTATTTGACTGCATTGCAGACAGGATAAAAATAAAAACTATTAAAAGCAAGATTGTCATGCTTTTTTCTTCTTTGGTTTATTTGTTTTCTTTTTGGTGTATGCCACTTTATCAGAGGTTGTTTTCTTTTCTGTGTCAGCGACTTTTTTCGTCTTGGGCTTTTCTCTGGTCTTTTTGTTGCCTGCCATTACATACCCCTTGAAAAACGATAAATAAAATAACCGTACTACACTTTTTAACTTTTATCAACAATTTTCTCTTTTTCTGTCTCCCCATAGTACCGGCAAGGGAATATATGATCGCTCGACCGGCATTCTGTCATTGCAACGCTGCTCATTGTGGCTGGAATTTTTATGGCACAAAGCTTTTTGCAAGCTGGGCATGTGCAAGCCTCAACCATACCGATACCATGTATTCTTACCTTGAATTTTTCCATGTTACCCCCGTTAAAATTATTTTCTATCCTGCCAGTGCGATTTATCCCATCCCCACATATCAAAACCGTTGTAAAGTGGATAATCAAGGATGATACATGCCTTTTTAACAGCCTTATTCACCTGCCACCATGCTTCATCTGTTATTTCATCAAAGACCTTAAAACCACAAGGCATAAGGTCAACAGCATGACAAAATCCACCGGATTGTACCAGGTGCATGGATTCCATAGTTTTTGATACGCCAGCATTAAAATTTTCAGTTTGCTGGTTCATGGTCCTTGATCCGTCAATAACAGCAAAATCAACCTCAGATAGTTTCAATGCAAGAAATATTACAGCCACAATTTCCGGTTTGACTTCTCTTAGATTATTACGGCTTCTGTTTGATAATACATAGTTTTTCATTACATTTCCTTTTTAGTTTTCAATTTCCTGTTTCTAATCTTCCATTTTTGCACCGGCCAAAGCTCAGAATATGTCAAATCGTATGGCTCAAACCCAACCACGCTTAAACTTTCCGATACAGGCGTTTTTGTTCCTTGGTCAATACGGTAGCATAAGGACTGCGTGAAAATCAAAATTAAGGCACAAAATATTAACCACATGGCTGTTTTATTCATTCTCGCTCCTCCCAATATAGATTTCCTTTAACCAAAAGAACATCTGCGATCCGAGCTTTCCAATAAGTGGCCTTTTTACCCCTGACCTTTTTTAGCTTTCTCCATCCCCAAACCTCAAGCCTGCCACCGTTTCTTAACCACCTTACGGCATTTTCCTTTTTATCTCCCATTATTTTCCGGTGGTGTTCCATCCAATCTGACCCGCATACTTGAACACCAACGATGCCTTTATCCAAAGCGATCAAGTCGATGATTGAAAACAGATCTTTGCGAAGCCCGAACGGATACTTATTGCTCCTGGGAAACCATCGCTCGACAACTTCATTCCAGATGCCATGTTTTTTAAGCTCTGCCTTTGTTCTTTCCATTGGTGACATATCAGATCCTTTTTGTTGGTATCAATCTTCACAGCAGTCAATTAAAAATCTAATTGCCATTGCCCCAACCTGTATGGCTTCTTCTTTTAAAAGATCGTTGCTGCAATTTCCTTTAACATTATCCCAAAGTTCATCAACCTCCTCTTTCAAAATAGCATATCCTTCATGTGTACTGTTGAATTTTGGGAACTTTTTAGCAGCTTTTTGATATTCGTTTTGTATTTCGGCCAATGCGTATCCTGGTTTCATGTCTATCTCCTTATGGGCTTACAAAAGATTTATATTCAGATAACTTTTTTTCCAGGTCTTTTACGAGATCCTTTAATTGCTGGATTATTTCTTTTCTATGTCATTAACCAAAGGTTCAATGCGGTTTTTCATATAATTGCATTTACTATTGCACTCTTTGGCTCTTGCTGCGCTTCCTGGCTTACCAAGAAAGAATGATTTTCCGTGGCATGTATTATTATCTTTACATCTTGCCGGGCAGTTTTCCCTATGCTGTTCTTTTGTTGTCATTTTTTTGTCCATTTTTTTTATTTTCTATAGCTCTCGCCTGTAAATGTTATTGAAAAACCACCACCTTCCTTTAGCCGGTCAATAGTCCTTAAATCAAGATATCCATCTTCAACAGGGTTTTTAGAGTTCGATATCAAAACCGTTGGCTTGACCTCGTTATATCTTCCATCTATTACCTGATAGAGAAGAATCCTTTCATCTTCCGTACCGTGTTGGACACCAATTTCATCAATAACAAGAAATGATTTATTTACATATTTTTTTATGAAATATTGTATTCCCTCATCAACCCCCTTTTCATATCCTTTCCTTATCTCTTGTATCATTTTCCACGCAGTAATATAATGAGCCGAATGGCCTTGGTTTATTATGCTTTCAACCATCATACACGCCAGCATTGTTTTACCAGTACCACATTCTCCGCTAAAGAACCCAGAAGCCCCAACCTTGAATCTTTCATCATAAGTATCAAGATATCTTTTAACGATATTCACGGTATTGGTTAGTCTCTTGTTGTCATCTTCATTTTTATGATATGAAAGATTTATCTTATTAATATCAAGGCCTTTAAACCTTTTTGGTACATTGGATTTTCTATGGTAGCTGGCGAGCATAATATTAAATTCTCTGCTGGCTTGCTCTTTTTTATCTTTCTCCATATCCTCGTCTCTACATGATGGACACTGAACAACTTCCCTCAGCACGCCGGTGAATGTTTTAAAAAATGCGTTATAATCTCCATGTTTTTCACAATTTTTTTTGTCATCAATATTCTGGCATTCTGTCCGGAATGATTGATTCTCTTGTATCTGGTCCAGTGTAATTTTTAGCTTTTCCATTAATCTTTCCTTTTTTTATTATTTCGTCATTCCAAGATTCATTATTCAAATATGTGATAGGATTTTTTCGATATTGAACATCAGGTGTTGATTTAATATAAGCAGGAAGTTTTTCAAAAATCAAATCTATATCTGATTGTTTTAGTTTTTTAAACTTTGAAAAGCATTTTTTTCTATCAGTCTTTTTCCCATACATTTCCCAGAACAAATCGAACGTGTTATTTTCTTTTTTAGGTTCAGGTTTAGGTTCAGGTTCTATAGTAGTGTACCTGCTTCTGTCCTTTATGTGTCCTGCTTCTGTCCTTTTTGTGTCTTTTTCGCTGTCAAGACCTAAGTCTATCAAGTGTATAGGGTGTCCTTCATGTGTCCTCTTGCTGTCCTTTATGTGTCCTGCTTCTGTCCGAATACATTCAAGGAACCTGCGGACCTTATTCCGTGACCATCTCCAACATTTTGAGTACCCAGAAATAGACCAAACAATGCCATTATCAATGTCAAGCTGGTGTGAAAACATAGCCTCTATCATAGAAAATTCCCTTTTTATTGATTTGAATTCTTGAGCAAGGTATTTATCCATAGGGACCCACTTGTTTCCCCTGCTCATTTTATTTCACATCAAGATATTTCTGAATTGATTCTTTAACAACATCCTGCAACCGATCCGGGTCATTCAATTGTATAATGAAATAAGGGTATGTCAATTTGGTATAAAGGTTATTTTGCCAGAACCATCTGAACGACCTACCATCTTTTTTCATCTTTTTTCTAAATTTTTCAATCATGATAATTCCTAAATTATTATTATTCCATAATAAAACCATATCCCAAAAAAAACCCAACGTCAACAACTATCGGACAGTAAACTGCTCCATCTTCCGGGGATCGTGGCCTTTAAAAATACCGACATAATTATCACACTCATCGCAGGACAAATTTTTATGCAGCTTCAAACACAAAGAAAGCTTTCTACAATAATCTCCGAATTTGTTTTTGATAAATGGCCGCATCTTTTTAGGTATCGGATTTATGTATCTTTTAACCGGCATCATCCCAACGGAATTCGATTTTGCCACCTTTCCTTTGGCTGCAAGAATCTTTTTATATTGCTTATCTGCGTGTTTTTTAGCAATAATCATGCGCTGTTTTTTATTACAAGGATCACACCGGATCGTAGCCCCACGTTTGCCAGGGATGGTATGTTCCTTTTCACAATCTAAACAGCGCCTTGTCCGCTTAACAACCGGCTTATTATGTTCCCTGCATGCCGGGATATTGTAATTCCGTTTCAGGTCTTTTGCGTGGAGTTTGCAACCACATTCTGTCCAGTAATATATTGGATTTTTTGAGTTCATTTTACCTCCAATTTAACGCCTTTTTTCCTGCATTTTTCAGCCAATAAATCGATAAGCCGATTAAGCATATAATCAACTTTTTTCCTTTTTTTGGCTTCGTCGGAAAGAAATTTTCTATAAAGATTGTCTCCAATCCGGTCTATATTTTGCGTGATCATAAAATCACCTCCAATTCATAAAATCGTTCTATGAACAATGTTTCGGCAAGTTTCCAGTCCCATTCGTCAATGATAATCAGTTTCCGTGGAAGAAACTCATGCCAGTTTTCAATTGGTTGATTTGATAGCACATGCAAAGCCTCGGCCCGCAAAACCTGCAAATCAGCTTCTTTAGCTTCCGGGGAATCAAAATGGTATGGCCGGCAATTGAATTTGTCGTAAATCGCCTTTGTTATTTTTTCTTCGATGTATTCCGCATATTCGCCATAAATCAGGTCTTTGTATGGCTTTGTAAGATCGCCAATATATGCCTCGGCAGCATCATGGAGAAGACCTGATAAGGCCAATTCTTTTGGTACGAGATTGCTTACTATTACTGAGTGTTGCGCAACTGAATAATGGGTTTTGGTGTGGCCGTTGTACCGGCATATCATGGCAAGGGCGTGGGCTATATCTTCAATGTGGATTGTTTCTGGCTTTGGGTCTGTTAACCAGAATTTCTTCCCGGTGAATGTTTGTATCCATGGCTCAATCTTGTTATTCATCAAAATAATTCTCCTTGTTTGTGTTTCTCAAAGTTAATAGATTTCATGTTTTTAACCGCCTGTCTGAAATATGATGGTTTCAGCTCTGCTCCAATTCCCTTGCGACCATTTACAACAGCGCCATAAGCCTCTGATCCAACACCAAGAAATGGTGTAAAAACTGTTTCATCTGGGTTTGACCAAAGGACACAACACCTTTCAATAACGTCGAGCTGCAACGGGTGCACATGTTTCTCATCGTCTTCATCCCTCGAGTCTACAAATGGAAGAACCTCATTCAACCGGATATCATCCCAAAACGATGAAGCATATTGGCGCCAAATCCAATGCGAGAAACGATTCTCAATTTGTTTTCCTTTCCAACCATGAAATGCTTTGTATTCGTCCGGCATTTCAGTTTCACCAGCATATCTTTGGAGGCCATTTTCATGGGTGACCGGAATGGGATTTTCTCCACGTTTCCGGAAAGGTATCAAATAATCAGATGCGGCGACGTTTGTTTTGGTGCTGTCCTCAACAATCTGCTTATGGTAAAGTGCTTTTGACATGGTGCGATTTCTTACACCAAGTGGCTCTTTCCAAATGCAGATCCTTGGCAGGTATTCAAATCCATGTTTCTGGTAAAGTTTAATCAGATCCCCAGGGAAATCGGTATACCCACAAATATTGGCTCCAAGTTTTGGAACGTCCATGCAATGAACAGCCGCAATTCTTCCCGGCATTGTGATCCTGGCAAGATCTTTTATCACAAATTCATAATGTTCAAGAAATTCTTCATATGATTTGCAGTTTGAAAGGTCACGCTCTGAGCTTGAATAGTGATAGAGGCCCGCGAAAGGTGGTGAGTGAATCGAAAGGTGCATTGACCCTGTTGGGAGCTCTTTCATTACATCATTGCAATCTGCATTATAAATTGCGTACCTGTCTGTTATTACCTGGTCTATAACCATGCTGGAACCTCCGTTTTTTTAGAAAAATCATAATCCGTATTTATTTTAAGTGAATCGTTCATCGTTCTGACAAGCTCATCGAACATTATTTCCGATTGTTTTGATTTCCGTTGCAGGTTTTTAAGCACACCGTCAAGTCCCGGGGTTGTGATAATATCAACATTGACATTGCTTTCCTGGCCGAACCTGTAAAACCGCCTTATGCACTGGTAATACTGCTCAAATGAATGGGATGGAAACATGGTTGTATGGGCGCAATGTTGCCAATTCAAACCGAACCCGCCAATTTTTGGCTTCGTGATAATCCCTCTAATTTCTCCACCCTGAAAAGCCTTAAACCGTTCTTCTTTTTGTTCGTCAGAATGTTTCCCTGCAACCTGGACAGCATCCGGTATAATTTTTTCCAGGGTATCTCCCTCAATATTTGTATTGCACCAGCAAACAAAAGGCTTTCCGGTATCAACCAATTCGGCAACCTTGTTGCACCTTTCTTCTGTGGTGTCTCTCAACTCGGCCCGTTGCTCTGCCCAACCGATTGCCGGACGCTGGAACATCTCACCATCGTGTAATCTGGTTACATCAATCTGGTGCTGAGTTTCGATCAATTCAGGCAACAGGAACTTTTTATCATTAAACCCAAGGTCGCTCGGTTTTCGCAAGGCCCTGGCCCATGAAGATATGAAGCGCCAGAAATGTTTTTCACCGTGTTTTTTAAATGCCCACAAAACTTTTTTACCGTAGTGCATTCCTTGTTTTGAATTGTTCTGATTGTTTTTAAAGAACATATTCAGCATTGAAATATGACCCATAACCCCAAGGGCCTCGCTTGAGTTTCCAAGCTCAAAATAGTCATTTGGTGCGGCTGTGGCTGTGGTCAATAACCGGTATGGAAGTTTTTTTATAAAATCAAGTATCTGCCCCTTGATTTTCCCGTCAAAGTTTTTCAAAATGCTTGATTCATCACAAATTAATCCGGAAAAATCTTTGCTGTCGAATAGGTGCAATTTTTCATAGTTGGTGACGATGATATTTTTACTTTTGAATTTTCCGTCCCTGGATTGTTCGGTTTCAATTCCAAACTTATCGCCCTCTTTCGCGGTTTGATAAGATACGGATAATGGAGTACAGCATAAAACGGGCTTGTTTGTGTGCCTGACAATATTTTCACCCCATACTAATAGCTGTGGTGTCTTTCCAAGTCCGCAATCCTCAAACAGAGCATTTCTACCTGTCCTGATAGACCAATCTACCAATGACTTTTGAAAATCAAAAAGGAAATCCGGTATCCACAAAGGCTTAAAACCCATCTCATGTTTCAGGTGAGATTTTGAATCTATGAACTCTTTATACTCCATCCTTAAGCCTCCTGATGTATTGATCAAGCGCTTTCTCAATATGAATGTTCTGCGGTTTTCGATCCACCAGCCAATCGATCAAATCCTTTCGGATAAAAAAATTAGCCTTTACCCGTTCGATTAATGATCTCGGACGGCCCTGCTTTTTCCCTGGGCCTGGTGTTTTTGCTCCTCCTCTGGTCATTTTTCTCCTTTGCCCCCGTTTCCAGGGGCGTTTTGGTTTATTTATAATTCTGGTCTAATTACAAAAGAATGGTCTTTTCCATTGCATCCCCGGTCATGAAAATAAATACCTTTTTCTTTCCGGTCGACATGATCAAGGCCACCACACAAAAATGGGGTTTCAATGTTTTTGGGATTATCATATTCAAAGAGCGCTGACCATGCTTGATCGTCTGTTTCTGTAAGATCTGAAATTTCATTAAAAAGTTCTGTATCTCTGATTGTTTTCATTGCGTTTCCCCTTGTTTTATGTGTTTGTGTTTAGCTCATGGTTAAACTATATCAATGCTATTAGCTTTAGTCAAGAATAAAATGCAGAAAGTTTAAATTATTTTATCGTGTTCTTTTCGGTGACATTCAAAGCAAATACATTCAAGGTTGGCTGCGGTATATTTGCCGCCTTGAGACTTCTTTACGATATGATGGCAATGCAAACTATGTTGCTCTGGTGGATATTGCCGGTGGCATCTTTGGCAGGTGAAATTCTCCCTGGTAAATACTTCGGCCACTATTTTTGGCGGGATGGCAGTTGATTTTTTTGGTTTCTTGCCTGGTTTGGGATCTGGGTTGAATATCATATTGTCATGGGTAGTGTGTTATTGGCGGTTGTGGTTCTGGCATCCAGTGAGTTACGGGCCATGGATTCCTGCCCTTATCATCAAAACTTACTTCATCACAGAACCATCGTTTCCTATTATCTATTTCGCTTTTTAGATAAAACAATAGCCTGGTGTCTTTTATTATTGATCAGTCAAACCTTTCCATAATATAATAGCAATAGCATTTTTTACCAAGTTTTGGCCTCTTTGTGTTTATTGATATCCACTCCATAATTCCATCCTTATTTGTGTTGGGTTGATTATGAGGCCATCTGGTCCACCATTCAATCGCATACTCTTCATTGACAGACTTTGGACCTTGGGCCATGCAGGATTGACAGGCAACATATTTGTAAGTTGAGTTAAATGGTTTTTGTAATTCTGGTTTACCACCACAAAAGGGGCAGGGTTTAATTTCTTTTGAGTCCATGCTCATGCTCCTTGGGTTAAACGTACAATACAACTTTAACTGTCCGCTTCGGATGAAGGTGCAGGAAGTTTGCAATATCCTCACCAATCAAAGCGGTATCATCGTATCTTTTTGTGTGTGATTTTTGAAAATGCACCATATACATAATTCTCTCCTTCTTCGTGTTGGTTCTATGCTATTTGGGTAAGACCACACCTTCACTGTATGCGTAATCCATTGCTTCTTTCACCCATTGTTTTAGTTCTTTGTGCCTTTTTTCGAATTGCCCCTTATTCCCATAATACCATTCGTCACGTTCTCGGTCTTCAATATAATTGAATAGCTGTTGCAGGTGGGCTTTTCTTAATCCCTTCAGAGATATGCTTTCAAAGACTGTTGCCATGTCGTCACCCTATATTTTGTTCTATGTTATAGCCTCACGCCGTCGTGTATTCTTTTTCTTTCGCTTCTACAATCTTTGAAAAATCATCCATCTTGATTAACGAAAGGGCAGTATCGAACATCGCATTGTTTTTTTCGATAGACCAAAACGGATAGATGTAAAATGTCCGGTTACTTCCTTCCTTCCTGCTGTATACCATTATTGAACATTCCGGTTCTTCTCTGAAATGAACATTCATTTCTATTTCAATATTTTTAAGGTTCAGTTTTGAAACAATCGTCAACATTTTTCTATACCGGCTCAACATTTCCTTAATGGTGTTCTTTTTTAAGATTTGTTTTTGCTTGAGAATTTTTGCAAAATAGTCGTTCATTTTTCATTCCCCTCTGACATTTTATAAGTTGATAGATGAATGCTCAATTTTAACGATAAACCTTACCTCGCCTGTATCTGAATGAACAAGCCTCTGCATGCCTCTAAATTTTCCATGACCAAACATTATATCGTATTTGCACCTAAGCACATTGCACCTCTTATCGCGCCTGTTATAGCTGTGCGTCACTTTTGCCCATGAATAGAAATTATCTTTTTTTTTGTCTTTCATTATTTTACCTGTGTGATATATGTATCATGTTTTGTTTTGTGATTCAAACTAATTTCAAAAGATCCTTTCCGAATTCATCGGGGTCCGTCAAATTCACCCCATGAGAAAGCCAATAGTTTTTCACATTGGTCAGATATTCAGCATTTTGAGCCCTGGTAAACTTTTCAGTCTTGATATGCTCATGTGCAAAATATTTCAGCATGGCCGGGTAGTTTTCATGGTTTTGGTATGTGTCCCGGAATATCGTGAAAAGCTGTGGATAAAAATCATCTTCTCCGGAATCACGCATTAGGATCTCATGTCCGAATTTCATTTTGTTCCAATCGTGTACATCCTGTGCGTTATCGTGTCGGCCTATTCCTGATTTTGCGATGTCGGAAGACCAGCGCCATTTTAATCCCCTCTGTTTTGTTGTTGCGCTCTTATCCACGTTTTGGATAGTTACCTGTAAGCTTCCATCCACCGGCAACTCAGAAACGAATAGGAGACAGTATTCCTTTTCCGTCTCTGAGTCTATTTTGTATGTTTTGGCTTTCATTTTATTTACGAGACCCAATCATATTGGGAACGATATCAAACTCCTTATTGCAAGACTTACACTCGACTGAGAAACAAGATGGGTTTCCTTTCGGCTTTTCATACCATGCCCACGCTGAACAATGTTTACATTGACGCGGATGGCCTTTTAAGAACCTTTTTTGCAAGTCTTGGTCTATGCCTTCATTCATTAAATCTAGTGAATCCATGGGTTGCTCCTTTGGTTTGTTTTAATAATTAATCTGCAAAAAAGGTATGTTCCCATGGGCTATTTCAATGATCAATTTTTTACCGGTTTCAGGGTCAATTCCAACGGTTGTTAGCGCTTCCAGGATCTTGTTGTTGATAGATGCCTGGTGGCGCTTGTTAGCAGCTCGTTTATCGGCCTCTGCTTTTTCTGCTGCTGCGATCCGGTCAGCCTCTTCTTTTTCAAGCCTTGATTTTTCGGCTGCGTCTTCATGGGCTTTTTTTACTGCGGCTTCCTGGTCTGCTTTGGCTTTGGCTTCTGCTGCAATACGGTCTTCTTCGGCCTTGAGCCTGGCATTTTCTTCCCGAACCAAGGCTTCTTTGGCTTCCCACTCTGCCCGTATTTTTGCTTCCTCTGCGTCACGTTCGGCCTTTTCTTTTGCTTCCTTGGCAGCCTGGATCTTTTCTTCTGCTGCGATCGATGCTTTTTCTTCAGCTTCTCGTTTGATCCTGGCCTCGTTTTCGATGCGTTCTTTTTCAAGTCGGTCTGATTCTTCCTTGGCTTTCCGTTCGGCTTCTATGCGTGCGAATTTGGCTTCTTTCTTTGCGATTTCACGTTCACGGGTAAAGATTGAATCTTCGGCAATAGCTTCATCCCAATCCATGAGATATATTTCAAACTCTCTTTCTTTTTCGGCCCGGATCTTTTCTGCGTTTTCCCATTCTGTCACCGGCGCTCTGGTATCATCCCTGTATTTATCCATAAGATCTCTAAAGCGCTTTCTTTCGGCATCTATCTCTTTTGTCTTTTTTTTTAGTTCTGCGACATAATTTTTACCCTTGTCGTCAACGAAAGTCTTAGACCTGCTAATCTGATACGAGAATGATTTCCTTTGCTCCCTGTCTTTTTCATTATCAATATCGAAAGGCTTTGCAGTTTCTTCGGCAATTATTTTTTCAACCCCTGCGATTATATTGTCCAGGCCATTTGGGATAAACACTTCTGACGGCGTTATTACTTTTGGTACCAGCTCTGTTGTCATGATTTTAACTCCTCTATTAAATTGTTTAAGTCACGCAAGAATATTTTAACCTCTGCTTTTATGATCTTGATTAGCTGTTCATCGCGCTCAACAGGTATTGAGAATGGAGCAAGCCCGGGAAAATATGATTGAAAATAACATACTTTAAAATCTGTCAAAGCCAAACTCGCCTGGACCTGGAGTACATGTTTTGTAGGTAACTTTCCTCCATCAATAGTAGATTTAAATTCTTTTAGCTGAGGACTTTTTGTTTCAAATACTATTTTTTTTTCAAGATTAAAGCCGTCTGGCGAAATATGCCAGTTTCTTTTTTCATCATAAAAAATCATGGCACACT